TTGGTGCCCTTGATCATGGCTTCCATGATGGCCGCCTTATAGCTCGCCAGCTCCAGCGGAGAAGTAAGAAGCTCCATCGCCTCGGCAGTCAACAGCTCCTTCTGATCCTCCTTGTGCTTGAGGTTGTGGATCAAAAGGCTTTGGTTCGCCAGCAGCGTGATCAGCCACACCACCTCGTCCAGCGCCATTTCGAAGTTCTCCGATTTCATCAGCTTATCGCCCAGCTTCTCCAGCCCGCCGTAGCGTCCCGCGATCTCCTTGGTCGCCCGGGTGGTCAGGATCAGCTGATATTCTTCGCCGCCGACATTGATGATTGCGCTCCGATCCGTATCCTGCATTAGTCGCCGCCTCCTCCCGCCGCGAATACCGGCTCATATACCTCGGAGTACCAGCCGGTAATAATCGACGGCTCCACGCCGGTATCATCCTCGCTGACCTCGGCTTTCCACGGATGGTTGCCCTGTCCGTCCAACTTATTGCGGCGCATGACCGTCCCCTCGATGGTCGGCGTCGAAAAAGTAATGGATTCGCCTTTGGTCTGCAGGTTGGTGGCCGGTATGCCGAACTTCACGCGGTACAGCCAGAAATACCGGTACTTGCCGTTGGCTTTTTTCGCGCGGAAGCCGATGGCCACCGGCGCGCCGCCGTCCTCGCTGGCCGAGATCAGCACCTTGTTGTCGTCGATCTTCGCGCCCGTCAAATCCTCGGCGGCGGTGACCCCGATGTCGTCCACCCCCAAAGAGAGGGTGCCGCTTTGGAACTCCTTGACGATCTCCGCCGCGCCGTCGTCGGCATATAGGGTCGCCTCAGCCAGCTCCACCGAAAGCTCCGCCGTCATCGCCTTGGCCAGCGGGAGGGGTTCGGCATAAGTTTCGCTGCCGTTCGGATCCTCGGTGATTTTGGCATAGTACAGCCTGTCAAGGCCTATGGTCGCCATAACTCATTCCTCCTTTAACTCGTACTCTTTCGCCATGTCGATGGCGTAATGGTGGTAGCCGGTATCGTCCTCATGGCCGATATACCGGCGCTCGGTGATGGAAAAGTCCCCGTCCAGCAGCGCTTTTGCCACCTGATTTTTGCGGGCAACGTAATTGCCCTTTGTAAACAAGGACAACCGCGCCTCCTGTATCTCGTGGTGAGGGCGGTTGTCCGCAAATACCTCAAAGGTGTCCGTCAGCGGGGTAATGACCAGATACTCGTCGGGCGGCACCCCGCTGAACACGCCGGTCTCAATGGGGACGCCGACTGCTGCCAGCGTCTCGTTCAGTTCCTGTAAAATGTTCATAACCGCCTCAGCTCCTCGTCCAGCTTTTCCTTCATGGCATTGATGCACGGTTTTCTGCCGGAGGACTTCGCCGGTTTTAAAAACGGCTTTGCGGGCTGGCCTGATTTGCCGTATTCGATGATGTTGGCGAGCTTGGCGTTGCTCTCGCCGTCCCGCCGTGGCTCGGCAAAGCCGACCTTGATGTTGTGGTTGCCCTTTCTGTCCTGCAGAGCGGGGGAAAGGCCCAAGGCCTCGGCCAGCTCGCCGGTGGAGCGGGAATCGTACTTCGTGCCGCTGCCGACCACCGAGCGCAGGTTGGACTGCACCTTGCCCAGCACCACCTCGCCGCCCGCTTCCAGCACCCGGGGGATGATCTCGTCGGTTTTATCGCCCAGCCGGGAAATTTTCAGGAGAAATGCCTCCGGCATTTTCACGTCGACCTTAGCCATATCCTCACCTCGCAGTCGATTGGATTTTTTCCGTCAGCACTTCGATGTACATGCCGCGCCCTTTCACATCCTCGACGCTGACGATGTTGTACCTGCCGTCCGCGCAGACCAGCACGAGGGAGGCGGTAATCTCAAGGCCGGGGATTTTGCGAAAACGAAACAGGGCGGACGCTTTTGAAAACGCCGCCCTGTTCGCCCAGCTTTCGCTGCCGTGCCGATCCTCCTTGTATGCCCGGACGCTTGCCAGCACGGTATCGTCCTTTGTGGCAAAGCCCTCGCTGTCCTTAACCGGCTCGGTGGAAACAATATCCACGAAGGTGTTCATTTTCCCAAAGCTCATGTCTCACACCTTCCAATCCCGGTCGAGCCGCAGAAGCAGGTTGACCGTATTCCACACCTGCTGCCCGGCCTGCACGCTGTCGGCAAAGAAGCCCGCTGTCGAGCCATCCCTGCTTTCGTAAAAATGGCTCGACAGCATGATGACGGCCTGCTCGGTGGTGGGCGGCATGGCGTGCTCGGTATAATGCCCCTCCGGAATGTGCTGGTAGCTTTCGGCGTAGGAAACGGCGGCGCGGATGAAGCCCCGTAACAGGTCGTCATCCGCGTCGTGCTCCAATATGAGGTTTGCTTTGACTTTTTCGAGCAATTCATCCACGCCGTCCACCTCCCGTTACGATGCTTTCTGCTGCAGTACCTTGATCGCCTCGGGCAGCACCAGCTTGCCGTCTACGCGCTGGGTGGCGATGAAGCCCACCTGCCCGGTGGCGGCGTACAGCTCATTGAGCCGCTTGAAAACCCTGCCCTGGCGGTCAGCCACCCAATAGTAGCTGAAATCGCCAAAGACCACCGTTTTCGCTCCGGCTTCGAGGGTCGGCACATAGGCCGAGGTACGCAACGGACGGTTGAGGATGGTGTCCGGCGTGGCCTCCTTGATGGAAGGCTGCCAAAGATACTGGCCGGTGCTATCCTTCAGCTTGCGAATCGCTTTGACCGTCGCGTCGTTCATAATGAAAGCAGCGTTCCTGCGGTACGGCGACTTGAGGCTGTAGAACAGATCCAGAATCTCGTCCAACGTAATCGCTGTCGCGCCAGCTGTGGTTACGCCGACCTGCCCGCCGCCTGTGGCGGCGAGGATGCCGGTGGGCTTCCCGGATCCATTGCCCACGAAGAAAGCTTCCTCTTCCTTGTTGCCGATGCGGCGGGCAAATTCCCGGGCGATGTAGCTCTCCAGATTGAACACGCTGTCGTTTAAGAGTTCCTCGCTGACCTTGATCATGGTGGCCAGCTTGAAAGCGCCGATGGAAACCTGTCCGAAGCTGTCGTCGCTCTCGGGAATAGCTCCCTCCTCATCGACCCAACTTGCCTCACCTTTGGAGGCTACCACGGGAATCTTGCGGTCACCGGAGGAGGTCGTGATGACATTGGCCAGCTGCCGGAAGATATTTTCCTCCTCCAGCGCCTCCACGAGGGTACGCTCGAATTCGTCGGGTACGAGATAGCCGCCCTCGGTATCCTCACCGATCTGCAGCGCGTTTTGGATATCCACGGTGCGCTTGCCGCGCATGGCGTTCCAGAAGGCGCGCCTGTAGTCGTCGGTCGCCCTGCCGGTTTTGGTCTCGCCGGTGGAAGTGGGCTTGTTGGTGATGGGGGTGCCCGTCGGCTTGGAAAGCTCCAGGTCGAGGGCGGCCTGACGCTCCAGCCGGTCGATTTCCTTGCCCAGCGCCACCACGTCGGCTTCCATCTTTTCATAGGTTGCGGTGTCCTCAGCGGACAAAAGCCCGTCGCCTCCCCGCTTGGTGTCGAGGAAAGCCTTGGCGGCTTCCCATGCTTTCGCGCGCTTCTCGCGCAGTTCCAAGATTTTACTCATTGTCGTTTCCTCCTTTAAAATTTAGGGCTTAAGCAAATCGAGCCGCTTTTGCAGCGACTCGATGGGGGTGCCTGTGGATTTTTGTTTTCTCGGGAGCTTCCGCAGCAGGGAGTTGGTCACCGCCTGCCTGCTGAAGATCATACTGCTTGATGCCACCGCGTCCGGAAGAGAATCATCCGCTTCGATAAACAGAATGTCGTCGGCAAAACCCAGTTCCACCGCTTTCTTGGCGTTCATCCAGCTTTCCGCGTCCATGAGGTGGGAAATCCGCACCCGGGACAGTCCTGTTTTTAATTCGTAGGCGTTGATGATGGACTCCTTAACCTCGTCCAGCATGGCGATGGCGCGTTCCATCTCCTCGGTATCGCCGATGGCGATGGTCATGGGGTTATGGATCATCATCATGGAAACCGGCGACATATACACATCGCCTCCGGCCATAGCGATCACCGAAGCAGCGCTGGCCGCGATGCCGTCGATCTTGACAGTCACGTTTCCGGGATAATCCATCAGCATGTTGTAGATTTGGGCGGCGGCAAAAACGTCACCGCCCGGGCTGTTGAGCCAGATGGTGACGTCGCCTTCGCCGCTTTGCAGCTCCTCTTTAAATTGTTTGGGCGTGATGTCGTCGTCAAACCAGCTTTCCTCGGCAATCGCACCGTTAAGATACAGGGTGCGGCTGCCGTCCGCGTTTCGCACCCAGTTCCAAAAATGGCGCGCCGATTTCGGTTTACCTGTTCTGCCCATTGTTCGATTCCTCCGTTTCTCTGTTGATTTGACCGGAAAAAATGCCCGCATCCGCGAGCTTGGTCATGTTGCCGTTGATCAGGTACAGATCACCTCCCAGTTCCTCCGGTATCCGGTTCATGTTTTCCAGCTCCCGGATGTCATTGGCGCTCATCCAGCCGTTTTGCCGCGCGGTGGCGTACCCATTCATGCGTTTTTGATAGTCGCCCCTTAGAAGACCGTCTACATTGAACTTCACGAAATAACGGTGTTTTTCCGAAGGAAGCAGGAGGGCTTGTTGAATTGCCTGCTCCCATTTGACCACCCACGGATCCAGCGTGTATTTTACAAAATCCAGCGACTGCTGCTCGATGTTGGAAAAGCTTGACCGCTCCAGTTCTCCGACCATATGGGGAGGCACGCGGAATATCCTTGCGATTTCGTACAGCTGGAATCGCCTTGTCTCCAGAAACTGCGCTTCCTCCGGCGGGATGCCGATCTGTTGAAACTTCATTCCTTCTTCCAGCACGGCGATGCGGTGGGCGTTGGCACTGCCCTGATACACGGCGTTCCAGCTCTCCCGTACCCGCTTCGGATCCTTGACCACGCCCGGGTGCTCCAGCACACCGCCCGGGTTCGCTCCGTTGGCGAAAAAGGTCGCGCCGTATTCCTCTGTCGCCATGGCCATACCGATGGCGTTTTTCGCCATGGCGATGGGCGAATAGCCGATCAGCCCGTCAAACCCCAGGCCGGGAATATGCAGCACCTCGTCCCGGCGCAGGATCACCGTGCCGCCGTTTGGATCAAAGCGGCTTTCCTCGCTGTCACGCCGATAGGTGTAGAACAGCTCGCCGTTTTGCGCCCTGTCCACATCCATCTTGTTTGGCAGCAGAGGATAGAGAGCCAGCACCCGCCCGCGCCCGTCCCGGATGATCTGCGCGTAGGCATTGCCCCAAAGCAGAAGATGGCTCATCATGACCTCGCGGAACACGAAGGAGGTCATCTCTGCATTGGGTTCATCGTGCAGAATGGGATATAGCGGGTGGCTCAAAACCTTTTCCTTGCCGCCGTCCGCTTTGTATTGGTAAACATGGATGGGCAGGCCTGCGACGGACTCGGCCAGTATGCGCACACAGGCGTATACCGCCGTGGCCTGCATGGCCGTCCTTTCGTTGACCGCCTTGCCGCTGCTGGTGCCGCCGAAGAAAAAGCTGTAGGCGCTGCCGAGCCGGTTCTTTGGCTTATCCCGAGACCGGAACAAGCGGGAAAATATGCTCATAAAATCAACAACCCCCTTTCGTCGTAAATTGAACCGTCGCTGTTGCCGCCGCCATGGCGCAGCGCGCGATCCAGCGCCATAATGGCCGCCACCGCGCCGTCGATCTTTTCGGTGGATTTCTCCTTGTCGGGCTTGATGTTGCCCGCCGGATCCGTCTTGACAAAGATGTTGTCCATCATCCATCGCAGCACCGGATGACCGCTGTGCGCCAGCTTTTCTTCCAAGGTCAGCTTCATCAGCTCCTTGGTGGGCGGCGACATATCCTTAAAGCCTTGGCCGAAGGGCACGACGGTAAAGCCCAAACCCTCAAGGTTCTGCACCATCTGCACCGCGCCCCAGCGGTCAAAGGCGATCTCGTGGATGTTGTACTGCTCACCGAGTTCTTCAATAAAACTTTCGATAAAGCCGTAATGCACCACATTGCCTTCGGTAGTATATAAAAAACCCTGCTTCTCCCATATGTCGTATGGCACATGGTCGCGCCGCACCCGCAGGTCGATATTGTCCTCCGGGATCCAGAAGAAGGGCAGGATCTGATATTTATCCGTTTCATCCAGCGGCGGGAACACCAGCACAAAGGCCGTGATGTCTGTGGTGGAGGAGAGGTCAAGACCGCCGTAGCAGGTACGTCCGCGCAGGCTTTCCGCGTCGACGGGGAAAGCGCATTTGTCCCATTTCTCCATCGGCATCCAGCGCACCGATTGCTTGACCCACTGATTGAGCCGCAGCTGCCGGAACAGATTTTCCTCGGCGGGATTATTCTTGGCGTTTTCACAGGCCACCCGCAGCTTTTCAATGTCCACGGTGATCCCAAGGGAGGGATTGACCTTTTTCCACACCTTTTCGCTCGTCCAGTCGGCATCATCCGGAGCGCTGTAAATGACGGGGTAAAAGGTGGGGTCGATTTTTCGTCCCCGCAGGATATCCTCGGCCTTTTGGTGCACCTCCCAGCAGATGGAATGCCGGTCGGTGCCCGCCGTCGTGATCAGGAAGAAAAGCGGCTGCTGCCTTGCGTCGCCGGAGCCGTGCATCATCACGTCAAACAACTGGCGCGTCGGCTGGGCGTGCAGCTCGTCGAACACCACGCCATGAACATTAAGGCCGTGTTTGGTGTAAGCCTCTGCCGAGAGCACCTGATAAAAGCTGCCCAGCGGCCTGTATACCAGCCGTTTCTGCGACAACATGGGCTTGATCCGGCTTTTCAGCGCCGGGCACTGCTCCACCATATGCACCGCGACGTCGAATACAATGGACGCCTGCTGACGGTCGGAGGCGCAGCCGTACACCTCGCCGCCTTGTTCAAAATCCCCGCAGGTTAAGAGTAGAGCGACGGCCGCCGCAAGCTCTGATTTACCCTGTTTTTTCGGGATTTCCACATAGGCGGTATTGAACTGCCGGTAACCGTTAGGCTTTAAAATCCCAAACACATCGCGGACGATCTGCTCCTGCCAGTCGATCAGCTCAAAGGGTAGGCCGTACCATTCGCCCTTGGTGTGCTTCAGGCAGTTGATAAAGGTAACGGCGACGTCCGCCGCGTCTTTATCGTACTTTGAACCGTCCGCCATGAACTTCGTGGGTTTGTATCGTTTGAGCTTCCGCAGCGTCACCGCCTCCCTTCTGAAAATGAGCAAGAAAAAAGGAACCTCTCTCGAAGCTCCTTTTCATATCGGTGGATTTCTATTGCGCCTTGTTACGCCGGGTGCATCTCTACCGGTTGCCGGTCAGGATGAACGCCACGTATTGTTTGGGGTGCTCCTCCAGCAGCACCACCAGCTCGTAAAACTGCCTGCGGTGCGCCTCATGCTGTACGCCTTTCACGTCAAACATATTGACCACGCCGCTTTTCCGGACGGCAAGGATCTGCTCGACGATTTTATCGGAAATCAGAGGGTTGTGTTCCATCGCCTACACCTCCGCCTGCCGCATCCGCGCCGCCGAATCACGCACGGCCTTGCCGAGGATAGCGAGGTCGAAGCCCGCGTCCAAATAGCCCTGCCGGATCACATCGTAGTAATATCGGCTCGGGGCGCCGAGGGGTCTGCCCTCGTTCATGATATATACCATCGCCTCGATCCATTTGCCCTTGAACCGTACCTTGACCGTTTCCTTGCGGTAGAGCCACGGATATCCTTCGTATCGGTCAAGGGCCGCCTCGTCCCGGGGCGTGATTTGCCACAGCAGCGCCGGAACGCCGCCGCCTTTTTCCTTCTCGACGGTCGCCACCGCGCCGCCGCCATTGCCCCGGAACAAAAGCCGGTAGCCGGTGAGCTTTGTGTTGCCCAGCGCCTTGGCGGTGGGGCAGCGCCCCGCCATCTGTTTCAGGTTGAGGTTACTGCCGTATGCCAAATAAATCGCTTTATCCTTGTTCATTGATTCTTCCTCCTTGCCCGGGTCGCCCGCAGGGTTGCCCCGGGGCGCGCCCTTGAAAATCGAATATAGCCAAACCCGACCGTCAGGCCTGCCGCCGCAGGGGGCGGCAGGCCGCCCCCGCTGGCCGCTTTATCTACGCCGCCGTGCGAAACCGCCATGCCGCGTTGCCGTCCAGGTGCTTGCAAAGGTGCTCCCGGCAGTTTTTGAACTCGTCGCCAATCAGCCCGATGCGGTTTAAGTAGGTGCGCATGGCGAATTTTTCGTTCTCGACCTGCGGCTTTTTGCTGCTGGCGCATTTTTGCGTCAGCGCCTGATGGTTGAGCGCCAAGGCAAGGACAATGTAGCTGCGTATCTTTCCCGCGTGAAGCTCGCTGTTGAAGCCCCGAAGCTCCACCGTATGGTTGCCGTTGAAAAAGCTGTGCAGGTTCAAAAAATGATAGCGGCTGCTGTGGTAATGGCGGCTGCGGCTCTCGCCGTATCCCTCGTACCAAATGCTCTCGACGGCCGCCATGGTCTTGGGCTTTCGCCGGTTCATCTTTTCCACCAGCACCGCGTCCATCTTCTTGCAAAACCGCATCCTCTCCGACGCGATCTGCAGCGCCTTGTAGAAAAGGTCGTTTTTGCTGGCGATGATGTTCATGAAGTTGCGGATGCTGCGCGGCGTATGGTTTGCGCCGTTTAAGTGAATGTGGACGCCAGCGCTTCCGTTGGTGAAGCCGCCCGCCTTGCGGAGCCTGCGAACCAGCTCCTGCAGGGTATCGATATCCTCCCGGTAGGTGAGGATGGGGCTGACCAGCTCCACCTTATAGGTATCGTCCGCCGCGACCTTCTGCCTGCCGACCTTTTTCTGTGCCGTGATGCTGGAGTCGTACATGAATTTCCAAGTCCTGCCGTCGGGCGCGATGACCTTTTTTGAGTCGTAGTAGTCGCCGCCCTCCTGAATCCTGCCGCCCAAGAACTCCGCGGCAACCTTTGCCGCCTGCGTTCTGGTGATGCCGGTGAATTCCACCTCGATGCCGAATTTCGTTGTAAACATTGTGTTTTCCCTCGCTTTCCCTGTGTTTTTTGCCTTTTGGCAGTGTAGATTAGGCCATTAAAAACACAGGATAGCAAGGCAATTCTGCGAGGATTTCCGGTGATTTTTCCACAATCTTTAGCGGTGGGATTTGTGTACATTTGGGCGGTTTACAGCCGCTTGATCACGTCTTCTCCGTATGCCGCGCCGAGTCCGGAGCCGCGATCCCAATCCACAAATACGGTGCCGATATCATCCACGAAAGTAACCGTTCCTTGGTCGCCGGGCTTTAATTTGCTGTAGGGGTCGTTCATGCGGATCAGCTCCACGCGTGTCCCCGGCGGGTATTGCTCCCGCAGCCGGAGAACGATTTCTTTTGGGGGAAAGCCGTTTCTGTTCATTTTGCATCTACTTCCTTTCCCGGATAATAGGCCGCGAATTTCGGATAATCCGTACCCTCCGGCATGATCAGCACACCGTCCGTTTTAGCGCGCTGCCGAACCAAAAGGCAGTGCCATACGCCGTCTTGATCCACACGGCAGAGCCGCTTGTTCTTTTCGATGAATCGCCGCTCGACCGTCAAGTCAGTGATGAGGTTTTCATAGTCAATATCCGCAAGGTCGATGGTTTTCTCAATCACAAACGGCTGCCGCTGTTCCAGAAGGTGAAGACGGCGTAAATCTTCCATTCGAAAGGGCTGTCTGACAAAAAAGGCGGTGCTTTGTAAATCATTACGCATGCTCGTTCTCCGCCCCGTCGTCCTGCCGCCTTGCGGAGCCGCTGCGAAACGCGCTGTTGCCGGAGAGATTTTTCAAGAGGATCTGCCGCGCTTGCTTGTACTCGTCGCCGACGAAGCCCAGACGGAGGAGGAAGACGCGGAAGGCATATTTTTCGTTTTCCACTTCTTTCTCTTTGGCGTTTACGCGCTTCTGCTTTTTTGCCGCAGCGCACAGGGCGCCGATAAAGCGGGAGTAGGCGGCAACCTCGTCGCTCGACGCGCTGAAGGAAAACCAGGGGAACTTCAGCGTCGTTTCCGTCCGTTCGATGGGAAGCGCGTCAGCGCCGATGGCCTTCTTGATGAGAGCCGCCTTGCTGGCGATGAGCTTTTCAAGATTGTCGATACCCTCCTCGGTAAATCCCTCCAGCGGCATTTCAATGGTCAAGCTGTCCGTGGCTTCATACGCAAAACCGCGCTCGGCCAAACCCTCCAGCAGCTTTTCTACCAAATCGCTGTCTGTCGCATTGTTGAAAGAGAGCGTACCCTCCTTGTCAATGACAAAGTCCCCCACGGCGTAGGCGAATGTCGGCGCGCCTTTGTAGACAGGCTCCCAGCCGATAATTTCACTGGACGCTTTGACCAGTTCCTTGCGTCGCGCCCCCGTTGCGTTAAATCTGATCTCCATGTTGTTGTCCTCCTTTGTTTTTTGGTGGGGTACATTAACGCTCTGTTTTGAGGGAAAAGCAAGGACAATCTCAAGCGTTCTGTGTTTCTATGAAAGAAATTTTTTCATTCCCCCGAAGGAGAAAAACCGTCTCGTCGCCGCCAGCCCGCTCGATATACCGCTTCACGATCACATCGCAGTATTTTTCGTCCAGCTCCATCATGAAACACACGCGCTCGGTCTGTTCGGCGGCGATGAGTGTCGTGCCGGAGCCGCCGAATAAGTCCAGCGTCATATCGCCGGTGCGGGAGCTGTTGAGCATGGCCTTGGCCACCAGCGCCACCGGCTTCATGGTGGGGTGCTCCACCGACACCTTCGGGCGTGGAATCTCCCACAAGTCCGATTGTTTGCGGTCGCGCAGCGGGCAGAGCCGCTTGCCTTCCAGCCAGCCGTACCAGAGCGGCTCATACTGGGTGTGGTAATCCTTGCGGGAGAGCACCAGCGAGTCCTTTGTCCAAATGATCGTGCTTGACCAGTGAAAGCCCGCTTTCCGCATGGCTGGCATGACGTTGCCCCATTCCTGGGCGCTCATCACCACATAGGTCATACAGCCGGGTTCGGACACTCCGGCCATGGCCTGAAACGCAGCCAACAAAAAAGCACCGAACTGCTCGGTGCTCATTTTATCGTTAAGGATTTGTCGCGGTTTCCAGCTTGGATGCCGAACATCGGAGCCGTAGTCCACGTTCCAGGGCGGGTCGGTAAAGATGAACCGCGCCTTTTGGCCGTCCATGAGTCGCTGTACTTCCGTGAGGACGGTGCTGTCGCCGCACATCAGCCGGTGTTTACCCAGCAGCCAGATATCGCCGCGCCGCGTGACCGGCGTTTCGATTTCTTCGAGCGCCTTGTTGGCGTCAAAATTATCTTCCTTGACCTTGCCCGCCGTTTTCTCCTTGAACAATTCCTCCATCTCGGCGGCCTCAAAACCGGTGAGGGACACATCGAAGCCGTCGTCGTTCAGATCGCGCAGCAGGTCGGTCAATAGCGGGATGTCGAATTCGCCGCTAATTTTATTAAGCGCCACGTTCAGCGCCTTTTCCCGCTGCTCGTCGATATCCAGCACCACGCAGTCGATTTCTTGATAGCCCATGGCTTTCAGCACCTTGAACCGCTGGTGCCCACCCACGATATTGCCGGTACGCTTATTCCACACGAGCGGCTCCACATAACCAAACTCCTCAATGGAGCGGCGCAGCTTCTCATACTCCGCGTCCCCGGGCTTTAAGTCCTTGCGGGGGTTGTATTTCGCCGCGTTCAGCTTGGCGGCGGGGATTTTCTTTATGTTCACTTGACCGCCTCCAGTCTGAACGCTTTTTCACCGGTGAAATCCTCCCAGCGCTTAACCGCCAAATCGCAGTAAATGGGGGAAAGCTCCATAGCGCGGCAGCGGCGCTCGGTCTGCTCCGCCGCGATGATGGTGGTGCCGCTGCCGGAAAACGGCTCCAATACGATGCTGCCCCGGTCGGAGTGCATCTTGATACAGCGCCACGGCAGCTCGACGGGAAACATGGCGGGGTGTTCTTTATTGGCGCGCACCGTGGTCATCTCCCAGATCCCCGCATAGCCCCACTTCTTGCGCTCCTCCTTCGTGAGCCGTTTGACAAACCGATAGCTGTGACCGGCGAAGGCCGAGAGCCATACATACTCCTGATCGTTGTATTCCTCAGCTTCGCCGTTCTGTCTAAAAGCCGAGATGTACTCGTACTGCTGCACCGGCTTATTGGATACGAGGTGATAGGGGCCGACACCGAAATTCATCCCTTGCTTTTTCCAGATGCGGATCCAGATCGGGCGGTAACCGTTGTCGGCAAACATATTGACGCTGTACACGCTGGTGGGTTCGATGAACTGGGAGCCGGTGGCGTAAAGGTCGCCCAGATTCCAGCAGACGATATCGGCGTATTTGCAGAGGTGCTTGACAACCGGTCGGATGGTTTCAAACCACGGCTCGATGCCCGCCTTCTCATATTCCTTACCCACGCCGTAGGGCGGGGAGGTAACGGCGCATTGGGCATGACCGCCTTCCATGAGCCTGATGAAATCAGCCTCGCTGGTGGAGTCCCCGCACATGAGGCGGTGCGCTCCCAGCACCCAGATATCCCCAAGCTGCGTGGTTGCGCCTTCGCCCTCAATGCGCTCTTTTTCCTTATCGACGTCGAAATCGTCCTGCACCGCTTCCTTGGAATACCAGCGGTTTAAAAGCTCGTCGATTTCCGAAGCGTCGAAGCCGGTGAGGGACACGTCAAACGTGCCCGCGTCAAGCTCTGCCATCAGCTCGGCCAGCTTGTTTTCGTCCCATTCGCCCTGAATCTTATTGAGCGCCACGTTGAGCGCCTTTTCCCGCTGCGGGTCAAGCTCTACCACCACGCAGTCGATTTCGGCATGCCCCAAGTCCAGCAGCACCTTGAGTCGTTGATGCCCGCCCACAATGTTACCGGTGGTCTTGTTCCAGATCACCGGCTCCACGTACCCGAACTCCTCAATGGAGCGCCGGAGCTTTTCATATTCCTTATCGCCGGGCTTTAAGTCTTTGCGAGGATTGTATGCCGCCGGATTTAACAGCTCGGCTCTGATTTTCTGTATGTTCAAAATTAACCACCCTTTCTTGCGGTGAGCAGGCGCTCCATCGCGTCGTCGTGGGGCGTTGCGCCCTTGTAATCCGACGCGCAGTTTTCCCGCACCACTTGGTAAATTTGGTACCATAGGTTGTTGGCCTGCTTCATAAAGCACTGGCTCATGGCCACATAAGGCGAAGGAATGGCGTTGCCGGTGGTGGGGTGTTTGGCGAGGAAGCCAAATTCGGTGATGCACTCCTCGCACTGGATCCACCGCGCCACGCTCTGCGCGTACTGCTCCAGAAGCTGCGCGGGGATGAGATGGGCGCACCGGCGCTCGTACAGCCATTGCCACGTTTTTTCGTAAATCTCCACCGCCAGCGTTACCTTGCCGCTTTTTTGCTTTGCCCCCAGATACTCCCGGGGCGACGGCATGGTTTGTCCTTCCAGATTGGCGGTGTCTTTGAATTCCATGATCGTCAATGGGCGCTTGCCCGGGTTGCCCTCCAGAATTTTGTCGTGCAGGGGCTTCTTTTTTTGCCCCGAACCGACGCGCGCGCCGCCTCTGTTGGTGCCGTCCTTCGCCATGCACATCACCTCGCTTCCTGTAAAAAATGAAGGGGGATATACCCCGTTTGAAACCGCGACTTTTCGCGCGTGACCCCCCGCCCGTTGCACGCTCGCAGCCTCACAGAGATTTCGACCGCCCCTCCCGGCCAGGAGAAAATCACCGTCTGCGCCAGCGTCCGCCTTCCCGGGCGGTAATCTCGGAATGACAGGAGGCACACAAGCTCATGAGGTTACGCTCGTCATGGGTGCCGCCCTCGGACAGCGGCACGATGTGGTGCACCTCCTCGGCGGGTGTCAGCTTACCGGCCTTTTGGCACCGCTCACACAACGGGTGCGCCGCGATATACCGGTCGCGGATGCGCTTCCACGTCCGGCCATAGCGTTTGCGGGTGGCCGGGTCGCGCTCATATTTGTTGTACCTCGCGTCCATTTCCTTTTGGTGCTTATCGCAGTACCTGCCGTCCGTCAGCGCCGGGCAGCCCGGATAGCTGCATGGCCGCTTGGGTTTCCTTGGCATACAGCCACCTCCCGGGCAAAACAAAAGCCCTCAGAACAGCTGCTCCGAAGGCTCTTTTTTTGTTACGCAGATTTTGTTGTTACCAGTATAGCACCGGAAAAAGCAAAAGTCGTCTCATAAAAATCTCATCCTCATTTACCATACAGCAAAAGAGTAAGATGGTCGACCGCATTGTCTTTCTTCCGGTACACCTGCGCTCGTTCCAAATGAAGTCGGTCACCGATATTTAAGATGGCCTCGGTCTTGTTGATATCATCCCGTAAGAAGAATTCTGACAGGATAAACCGCTCATCCTCATTCAAAGCGTCCCAAGCTGGTTTGAACCACTCCATGTATTCCAACGCCCTGCGGTATCGCTCCTTGAGCACGTCGATCTCATCCAGCGTGGCCGCCAGCCGAGCTTCACCGGCTTTGGGGTTCTTCACCCTCGGCATGCGGTTCGGAATAGAAGATCGCAGAGAGGTCAACCGTTCACGCGCTTCTTCCAGCTCATCGGGGTGGTTTTGAATGATATATTCCATGCTGGAATAATCCTTCAAGGCATCGATAGCTGCCGCCTTTTTATTTAAATATATCCAAGCTATCGTCATGGACAGGCACCTCCAAGGTATCAAGAATGGATTTCACATCCTCGACGCTTGTCACTTTGAAGGCCTCGCCCTTGGCAGCTTTAATTTTCCGGATCATTGATTCCTGAAGCTTTGTCAGCTTGCCGGACGGGGTTTTCACCTCGAAGGCGACGAACCTGCCGCCGATGCAGCAGATGATGTCCGGCAAACCGGCTGTGCCGTAAAGCCCGCCATGCGCTTTCCAGCAAAAGCAGCTTGGCACAGTCTTTAAATAACGCATGATCGCGTTTGTGATGTCTTTTTCCGTCATATCGCTCACCCGTATCAGGCGACCGGCATAACCGGCATAACCGGGTAAAACGGAGTCTTTATATGTATTACACTTTTTCTACTACATATCTATTCCTTGGTTTATACGCAAGGAATAGGGAAACCCCGGTTTTTCCGGTCATTCCGGTCATGAAACCGTCAGTCCTGACCCTTTCCTTCTTCACAATAAGCAATTCCTTTCCACGTCCTGCGCTTGGACATCTTTTCCCGGCTGCGCTTCAGCGCGGGGAAGCTGGCTTCGATCTCCTTGTTGAAGTTGGTCTGCGACACCGGCTTCAATCCGGCGTTATGGCAGAACTCCCGGTATCTCATAAACAAATCGTCGCGCACCGATTCCGCGCTCCCGGAAAGCTCGCAGTATTCCTGAACGAAGGAGAGGACGCTGTTGCTTTCCACCTTGTAGCGCTGCAGCTCCGCCCGGGTCGCTTCGGTTTCGGGGAAGAGATAGCTGTTCGCGATCAACCGCTTCAAACCGGCCAGCGCCCACATGAAGATGCCGTCGCGCTCCACCGCCAGCTTCTCCAGCAGGTTGGGATCCCGCTTTTCGGGCGGCACCGCGTTCGCAAAGCGGATAATGATGAGCCTGCGGTAAAAGCCCTCGCTTCGGTCGCCGTAGTTGCGAGGTATCTCGTTGCAGGAAAACAGCAGCCGGGCATAGGGCTTGAAGCTGAAGGGATTCTTATTTTTACGCTCGGCGGTGATATAGTCCTCGCCGGTGAGCGCCTTGAAGATGCCGTTGTCGTCCACGCTCTTTGAGGGTAGGTCGGCAAAGATATTTGCCAGCTTCCCGAACAGCTCGGCGGTTTTGAAGCGGTCGGAGAGCGACTGCCACGGGACGTTCGACACGTTTTCGCTGCCCAGGAGGATCTCCTGGGCGATGGACAGCAGCGTCGATTTGCCCGCGTTGGGCGCGCCCACCAGCACAAAGCTTTTCTGTGCCTTATTGACCGGAATGAGCAGGTATCCGAATATCTCCTGCAGCAGATGGATTTCCTCGTTTTGCAGGACGCTTTTCAGAAACTTTATGAATAGCGGGCACCCGGCGTTCTCCCTGTACGCCGCCTTGAGCTGCACCGTCGAGTAGTACTCCGGCGTGTGGGGCTTGAAGCTGCCGTCGAGGACGTTGTACAGGCCGTTTGCCGCGTTGATGATGAAGGGGTTGCAGTTGATCTCCCGGATCGGCTTGTAAATGAGCATCCGCCACTGACCCTCGGTGTCGTTGATGGCCGACATGGTGGCGTAGCGGTCGATCAGGTGCTCGCGCACCCTGGCCGAAGCCTGCAGATCCGACGCGGCCTTGTACACGCCGCCCTCGTAGAGATAATAGCTCTCCGCGCCGTAGAAGGCGTCCACGTTTTTCGCCATATGATTGGCCAGCAAACCGGAAATGAAGCGCAGGCCGCCGCGCTCGGAGGGTTCATACCAGTCGGGCAGCTCCTCGCCGGAGGTTTCCCGTTTCGTGTCCTTGCTGTCGCGGTAGGCTTTGTACAGCTCCTTCTGCTGCGCAACCAGCGGCTTGACCGCGCCCGCCTTCAGGCCAAAGTGCTCCTTCAGCTCATACTCGATGAATGTCCCCGCGACGACCGAATCCACGTTGTAGAGGAAATCCCTGACGAAATCCTGCGCGGTCTGCACGTCGTCCACCGCCGATTTTTTGACCTCCAGCTCCCCGAGAAAGACACGCAGATCCTCAACGGAAAGGGGCTTATAGCAGAGGGCGGCGGGAGCCTTGCAGCCGCAGCTGCCGTCCTCCAGCCTCGGGCACTTGAATCCCTTTTCCCCGATGGTCTTGCAGGTGATGGGCTTGGTGCCGGATTCGAGGAAGTGATTGATTTTATCCCGCGTTTCCTGATGGTCATAGCGCGGGTAAGCCTTGGACAGCGCGTGAATGGCGCGGTCGCCGCCCTCAAAGACCGCAAGGTTTGTGATCATGCCGTACCAATCGTGCTCGGAGAGGGTTTTTGCGTTCTCCTTGCAGTGCCGTATAAAAAGACAGCGCCTGCCCACCAGCGTCAGTCCCCTGCGGGCACCCTTGGGCGCGGGCGCTTTCACCGCCGGTTCGTCGGGAACCTCGGGCAGGACGGCTTCCAGCTCGACCTGCGTATAGCGCAGCTCCGGATTGAATTTGACGCATTCCACCATGACCGGCTCGCCCTTGCAGTGATAAAACCCGGGCAACCGGAACACGCGGCTCTCGTTGACACAAGCCGGATCGCCGTGGAACCGCGCGATGAGCCGCTTCTGAACGCGCCGGAAGTCCTCAACCTTGGCGTCCTTCATCAGCCAGTACACATGCAGGGATTTTTGGGTTTTTACCACCAGCGACGGCTCCACGGGGAAGGCCTCAATTTGCGCCATCTGCTCCTTAATCGGCAGCTCGTCGCATTCCACGAACTGCGCGTTGACGCGGGTGATGTCGGTATCCTCATGGCCGCCGAAGTTGACCACGAAATAGACGCCGCGATGCTTGGCGTTGTGCTTCTGCAGCGTTTCCACCATCGTGCTGATCTTGCCCGCCGCGCATTCCAGCTTCGCGCCTTTATAGGTTCCGGCCTTGCGGTCGTCGAAAATGCGCAGGCACACCGTTTCGCCCGCGTCGAAGAAAGGCCGCAGGAACTCCTCGATGGGAATATGGAGCGGCGTGTATTCAGGCATTGGGCTTCACCTCCGCGCAGCCTTCGGTGAAATAGCGGATCGGTGTGCCGCGCTGTCTGGCTTTTTCCAGCTCGATGGCCATGCCGGAGGATATGCCGCCGCCGAAACACCAGACCTCCTGACACTTGCCCATGAGCACCAAGCCCATGAAGATGGCCAGGCTGCGCTGCGCCTTGTCGCCGTCGTCCATGAACTGGGGAAAGAGGAGATGGGGCGCGAGGGGGATCGCGCCCTTCTCCACGGCAAACCTCGCGTAACGGCGGGCACTTGCGAGGTTTTGCTCCACATTCCCCGCCAGCGGGGAGCAGATGAACACCAAGGGCCGGAACGCCGTTTTCTTGGCTTCCCGTTCAATGGCCATGAGGGCTTCGTAAGCGGTGGGGTCATGATAGCCTTCATGATTGAACTTGTTTACGCTCATGCACAAGCCCCCTCGTTTACCGTCCTCCACAGCTCGGGAGCCATCGTCGCAATCTGCCAGCCCGCGCTTTCAAGGGCGGTCGCCCGGTCGTAGCTCTCCACATCCCGCGACGCCCGGGTCACCGCGTTGGATAAGCCGTACAGCGACAGGTCGCCGCCGCTGATCAGATGCTGCAGGATGCCGGTCTGCTCGGTTTTGTTGAAGCCAAACTCCCGGGAGGTCAGCTCCACCACCTCCGGCACATGGCCGCTGATTTTCACCTCGGCGGCTTCCCTGAGCTTATCCACCACCTTGGCAAAGCGCGCCTCGTCGACGGCAGTGCGCACGATATCGCCGAGCTTGAGCATAAATGCGTTATCCTCGGCCTCCAGCGTCGTGTCGCTGTACAGCTCCCAGCTTTCCTCGTTTTCCCGCCCGATGTGGTACTTGCGCTTGCCGAGATCGTTCACGATCATCCCGTTCAGGCACACCAGCCGGTAGACCAGCGGCATGACAGACACGCTGCCGAGGCCGACCTCGCTGTTGCTGATGACAATACCCGCCTGCACGATGTCGCCTTTTTGCACCTCGGCCTCCAGCCGGGGATTGACCACCTTGATGTACATCCGCGTTTCGGTCACCTCGCAGCTCTCCACC